AAGCGGCTTTCCTGCTGGCCGATGGTCAACAGCATCACGCGCGCCTCGTAACTGTCCATGCGCCGCGGCAGCAGCGCGAGGGCCGGATCGATGCCGGCCTGCGTGATCTCGTCCAGCGTCATACCGCTCCTCCATTCCTGCGACGCAGTTCGCCGCGGCGGCTGCATGTTTCCAGCGGCGGGTCGCTGGCCGCCCACTGGCGCCAGGTCACCAGTACGTATAGGCCCAGCCCGCCGATGCCGACCAGCGTGTACCAACTGACGCGATACCCGATGAGCAGGTCCAGGGCTGTGCCGAACGCGAAGACAGCAGCCGCCACGTAGACCAGGAACCAGGCGAAGCGGCTGCTGCGCCACTGCATCTTCGAGACCCTGCAAATGCTCGCCGCCACGATGAGCAGGCATGCGCCAATGGCGGCCCATTTCAGCAACGCGTCCATGTCAGTCACCTCCGAGCTTGTCGATGCGCTTGACGCTGGCGCCGAGCAGCGTGCTCATGAGCAACTGCGCGCCATAGCCGCTGACCAGACTGAAGACGATCAGCAGCTTGGTGCTGTCGGAGCCGAAGGCATCGATGCCCCCGGTGCCGAGCGCGGCACCGATGAGCGTGGACAGCACCATGAAGAGCATCGCCCGGACGCGCCCCATGGGAGCGCCCTGGAAGAGCGCGAGGAACGCGCCCACCAGCGCCCATAGCAGTGAGTAGTAGTCGACGCCAAGCATGGCCAGCGTGAAGCCGGACAGGCCGGTGACGATCGCGGCCGCGATGCTTGCCGTGGTGGTGGGTTCGGGCAATGGAGTCTCCGGAGCGGCCGCTCAGCCGCGATGAATGCCAGATGGGTCGATGGCGTCCAGGAACTCCCGCCGCCACCACAGGGCCCGCTGCTGGCGCCAGCCTTCCGGGCCGATGCTCAGCCGCCATAGGCGTTCGGACAGCGTCCACTCGCGTGGCCGCTCGGCGAAAACCAGCGAGGCCAGCACCACGTTGACGGCCAGGTCGAGCGTGTAGCCCACCAGCAGCGCCGGGTAGCCGAAGACCTTCATTCCGAGGGTGAGCTGGCCGGCATCGCGGACCATCTTGAGGCGCATCACGGCCACGTAGAACACCCACAGCAGCCAGACCGCCAGCACGGTGTAGACGGCGATCACGGCTGCGCCTCCAACGCTGCCACGTTGGCCTCGGCGGCGGCAAGCCGGGCGTGCAGCGTCTGCACCGCATTGACCAGCATGTAGACCAGATCCGAGGGGTCCAGGCTGCGCATGTCCTCCTTTTGGATGCTGCCCAGAGCCCCGGGGCCGGAATGCACCAGCGTCGGCGCGACAAGCTCTGCCTCCTGCGCCACCAGCCCGCGATACACCACGGTCGGGTCGCGACCCGTCTCGGGCTTGAACGTCCATTGACGCACACGCAGGCCGAGGATTTCATCGAGACCACCGAGCCAGTCCTCGATGTTGTCCTTGGTGTCGGCATCTGACGTATCCGTCCAAGACCCGCCCCCCGGCTTCGCAGCCCCGCCAGCGCCAGAGAACCGAAAGATCGCCGACGCGCCCACGTTGATCTGCACCGCGGAAGTGCCGGAGGCCGTGGAGTTGTGGCAGCCGATGGCTGCAGCCGTGCCCACGTTGTTGACGATATGCCGCACCCACCAGACCGCCGTGTCGCCGGCGTCCCGCGTGGTGCCCACCACCGGGTAGCCGCCGCTGCCAACGGACCCCCAGCTGACGCCTCGAACGGGCACGCGGAACGAGCTGCCCCATGGGTCGGAGATGCCGGACTGCGCCGGCATGTCCATCACGCCATCAACGACCGGAGGCCGGGCGTTCAGCGCCGTTTGCGTGGCGTCGCTGACGGGCTTATCGGCATCCGAGGTGTTATCCACCTGGTCGAGGCCCAACGCCGCGCGCGCGTCTTCCGCATCGCCCGAGGCCCCCAGCAAGCCGGTGATGTAGTCCCACAGCTTGCCGAAGCCCACGCGTGCGACGGCATTCGACGGGTTCGGGTAGTCGTCGCTGATCTCGTTTCTTGCGGGTGGTGCCGGCATCTCAATATCCTTTCAGGGTGATGTCCACGGATGCCCCCGACACGGCGACGTGCGAGGAGTTGTATGCCCGCACCACAGGCGCGAGCGGGTTGGTCTTGGTGGTCTCGGTGGTGACGGCGCCGCTGCCGTTGGCCTGCAGCGTCACCTGTACCGTCTTGATCGCGGTGAACGGCTTCGTGTAGGGGATCACCAACCCTGTGCTCGGCACGGTCACGTCGGCGATCTCCTCCTCCATGTCCGGCGCGTCGATGGTCATCACCAGCGACTCCAGCACGCCCCGGGTCGCACCCGCGCCGAGGCGCACGCGGAACTGGTAGCCGTCGTTGGCCGCGACGGTCTGGCCCGGCCAAGGCAGCCAGGGGCCGGGTTCCCCGTAGAACGGCGCTTCCGCTCCCTTTGCGTCACCGAAGAACCACTGGTCGTCTGGCCCGTAGAAGGGGCCTGGCCCGGAGAGCCTGTACTCGATGCGCAGATCGACGCCTTGAGCTTCGGCCTCCAGCGTCATCACGGAGCCGGCCAGCGCGGAGTTGACCGTCACTTCCTCAGTGACATAGATCAGCTCGGCATAGGACTCGTCCTTGAAAAAGGACTCGGGATCGGCGCGGTAGAAGGACTGATCATCCGTGCCGTAGAAAGAATCCAGCGCGTCAGCCGAGGGCAGTCCGCCCACCAGCGACCAGCCGGACTGCTCGCCCGCCGCTGCGGGCCAGCCCATCGCGCCGAAGTCCCACACCTCCAGCACGTTGGCGATGGGAGGGTCACCGAGGTTCATGACGACCACGGCCGCCTGCCTGCTGACGTTGCCCGTGGTGTCGATGGCCTTGCCCATGATGGTCACCACGCCGCCCGGGCGCGTCACCAGGTCGTAGGGGCTCTCGGTCAACAGGCCTTCGTGCAGCGGCGCGGCGGAATTCCAGTCCACGTTGTTGCCGTAGTGGAAGCGGAAGACGTAGCCGGCCAGGTCGGGGGGGATGTAGGGCATCAGCCAGGACAGCACGCTGCCCGAGATCGACAGGCGTTCGATGTCCGGCGGCGGTGCGCTCTTGCCGATGACCTGGTGCGTCACCTGCGGGGACCAGTCGCTGACGGCCAGCGAGGACTTGCTGCGCGCGCGGATGGTGATCCACTGCAGGTCCGCAGGCCCCGCCAGCAGCGCCCCGGACTCCGAGCCGGGCACGACGACCGACTGCCATGCGGTCCCGCCCACCGCGCGCCATTGCACCTCGATGCTGCCGCCGTTGGTGATCGCTGGGTCCGTGATCGCCGCCCAAGTCACGCGCACGCCGTTGACGATGGTGCCGTCACCCTGGATGATCAAGACGGACTCGCCGCTTTCCACCTTCGTGATGGTCGGCGGCTGGATGTTCCAGGGGCTGGGCAGTTGGGTGTTGTCGGCGTAGCCGTCCGGCAGGACCGGCGCGCCGGGCGCGGGGATCGATGCCGAGGTCTCCTTCAGCGTCAGCACCACCAGGCCTTCGGGCGAGAAGGCGCGGCCGAGGATGATGAACTCCTTGGCCACCCAGCCGTATCGCTTGAGGCTGAGCGTGATCGAATCGAACAGCTCCAGCGGATAGGCCTTGAGCTTGAAGGGCAGCACCGCCGTCAGCGGGTCGCGCGCATCGCGCAGCATCACATGGGCGATGTGGTGTGCCTGCTGCCAGTAGAAGACGGCCGGCATGACGACTTCCTGCGCCAGCTCGGCGCCGTCGTCGGCCACCAGCGCATCGCTGCGGAACGGCGGCAGCGTCGTCATGACGTAGTTGGCGCGCTCGTCCCAGATCCGCGCGTTGATCGTGTTGATCTTCTCGTTGCGCGGCTTGTGCACGCCGATGCTGATGGCGGTCTGGTTGGTCGAGCCGTCGCTGGCGCGCTGGACGACGGCCAGGTCCTCGTCCGTGAGGTGCATCACGGGCGCCTGCCAGACGCCGGCGCGCGTATAGAACTCGCCGGCGGCGTAGGCCCACATGCCGGCCATGGCCTGCGAAAGATCATCCAGCGCATCACGGGCGGTCGTGCCGAAGGGCAGCACCGTGGCGGACCGGTAGCGAGGCTTCAGGCCCTGGCCGTAGTCGGTGGCGATGTCGCAGGCGTTGGCCGCCGCGCCGATGCGCGCCAGCTCACCCGCCGTCATGCTGCCCAGCGTGCGCTTGCCAAACTGCGGATGCAGCAGGACGTGCAACTGGTGGATCGCCGGGTTCTCGGAGAACGCCGTGACGCCAGTGCGCGGGTCATAGCACTTCGCGCCGCGAATCCTGGCGGTGACGTTCGGCGGGCCCGACGGGAAGGCGTTCTCGTCGTACAGGAACGCCACAGCCAGGTAGGCCACGCCGCGCACGCGGTGTTCCGAGGTCCAGAAGCCCGGCGGGAAGGCGGCCATCATGCCGGCGTCGGCTGCCTGGTCCGGACCGCCGAGGTGGATCCCCACCGAAGCGAAGCTGAGCTGCTGCGTCCACTCGTAGATCACCCGGTAGGTGATCGGCAGCCACGGCAGGCTCGCCTCCCACTCGCTGAGCGTGATGGTGCTGCCCGACAGCGTGAAGTCGATGGGCGAGCCGCTGTAGGTGACGGTGCCATCGGCGTTCATGAACGAGCCGGACGCGATGCCCCGGTTCTTGAAGACCTTCACGGTGCCGCCGATGGGCACGTGGGCCAGGTCGAAGGTCTGCGCCGGTGCGTTGAGCTGCTCCGACACCCGGCGGGTGCGGCCGCCCCAGGGCGGCGTGAGCACCACGCCGCCGTCGCCCAACGTGATCGGCGTGTCGTCGAAGTAGATCTGCTCGACGGCGTCGATCTCATGGCCGGCCAGGGCGATGACCACCCAGAGCTGGCTGTTGAAGAAGTAGCCGGTCGTGCCTCGGAAGGGCACGGTGCCGCCTTTGCGAACACGCCCGAGCACCAGCTCGCGCGGCGCCGTGGTGGCGGGCAGATTGATCAGGCGGTCGACCTGGGAGGCGTCGTACTGGGCGCGGGCGGCGCGCTCAGCCTTGCGCTTCTGGTACTGAGACAGGGCGAGCGTGCCCACCAGCACGGTGGCGGTCGCCCATGTGCCCGCTGCCATGATCATGCTGGCGCCCACAGTCCCGCCGATCGCAGAGCCGGCCCAAGCAAAGAACGCTGTCAGGGCGGTGGGCATCAGACTTTCCAGGCGGCGAGCGCCGCATCCATTCCCAGAGCGACCATGCCCTGCTCCCCAGGCGCGAGCACCGTTCCGCCGTTGCACACAGCCAGCAGTTCGCGCCCTTCGTTGACCAGCAGCACCACGTCGCCGACAGTCGCCATCAGCGGCGACACGCTCTCACCCAGGGCGGCGGTGGCGATCTGCCGCAAGCCACCACGCTGCTCGACCAGGCGGGCGGCCTCCAGTGCAGACGCGTGCACGCGCAGACCTGCTGCGTGGTCGGTGCCGGTCATTGCCTTGACCGCATCGGCCGCGAACAGGCAGCAGTCGTTGCGGCCCCACTCGAAGGGCATCTGCATGCGCTCCGCCACGAAGGCCGACAGGCTTTTTTCCCAGTCGCGCACGCGCATCACGGCCCCTTGGCGATGAACCACATCTTGTCCGGCCAGACGACGGGCTTGTTGATCTGGCCGACCAGGTACTCGAATGCGCGGTCGCCGGGGAAAAGCATCTTCTGGTCGGCATCGCTGTACGTGAGCGGGTTGCCGCGCAGCAGGTCCACCGCCGTGCTCTCGGCCGTGGCGGCGATGGTGCAGGTGTCACCGTCCTCCTCGATGCTCATGGTGTCCAGGCGGCCCTGCCACACGATGGGCTCGTCGCACAGCGCGTAGGTGTCGCCGTCGAAGATGGCCGTGCGGATCGTCACCGGCGTGCCCTGCACGATGCCGGCATCGTCCAGCGCCAGGGCGATGTACTCGCTCGGCACGCCAGAAAGCGCGAAGTTCAGGCCCTTGATCTCGCCCGGCGAGTCGTCGATCTGGCTGATCTGGCCCAGCGCTCCAGCGCCGCGGTACAGGCCACTGGGCGCCTGGATGTCGAAGTTGGCCGAAGCCAGCCGGATTGCCGTCGGGAACGCCATGTGCACCAGCGTGGCGAGGCCCAGCGTCTTGGCGCCGAGGGCGGCGACGGCGGACGGATCGAGGCTCCTCACAGCGTCACGTCCTCCATGAAGTCCAGGGTCACCCCTTCCGCATAGCCCGGCGTGTAGAGCACCGACACCGGCGTGATCAGCCGGAATGCAGCGGTGGGCCGGTCCCAGGTCACCGCCGCCCCCGACGACACGGCCTTGCGCAGCCGGTTGACGATCGGCACGACGAGGAGACCCGCCCCGTTGGCGACGCAGTCCAGGGCGACCTGCAGGAGCATCCCGCCGACACCCAGCATGTCGCCCGAACGCAGCGTGGCGCCGGCCGTGGTGTTGATGGAAATGGAAGCCGCACCGACCGCAGCGGACGCCGCGGCGGTGGGCGACCCTGCCAGGGTGCCGCGGGGCCAGGGGCGCGCAAGGTGGTGCAGGTTGGCGACCTGCGTCATGCCGCGCATGCCGTTGATCCACGCCTCCAGCTCGGCGGCGTCGTCCTCCAGCATGGGCGGGACGGACACCGTGGCGGTCCAGTAGTCCTGCAGCAGGTCCACGACCTGCATCGAGCCGCCGTAGGGCGACGATGAACCGCGCTGGTACGGCACCAGTTGCAGGCTGAAGCCGCCCGGGTCCACCAGCCGATCGATGAGCGCGACGCTCATGCCAGCGCCCCGCCGTAGCCCTGGCTGCGCCGCAGCGCACCGGCGATCTCGCGCCGCAGCGCCACGTTGTTCTTGGCCAGCATGCTGGCGGTGGCCACGTCGCCCACGGTCTGGCTGATGTTGACGACGACCGGCGAGCCGTCCCGGCCGTTCTGCGCCGCCGGCGTGATCTTCTCGCCCTTGTGGATGAGGGCCAGCATGTCCTTCGGCACGTAGTCGGTGCCGGTGTCCAGGCCGGGGATCAGGCCCATCAGCCAGCCGAAAGCGCCGCTGACGGCCGAGCCGATGATGCTGCCGCCGCCGGATGTGCCACCGGACTTGCTGCCACCCCCGAAGATGCCGCCGAGCAGGCCGCTGCCCGTGCCGCCCTGCACCAGGTCGCCGAACAGCGCGCGGGTGATGTCGGCTGCCGCGGCATCGGCCAGCATCCGCTTGAGCATGTCGGCCCAGGCGTCGCCGATGTTGTCGAACTTCCCGCTGAGCGCCTGGTACAGGCCATCGCCGAGCTGCTGCTGCGTGTTCTCGGCGAAGCGCTGGCCGAAGGTGTCCATCACCTTCGTGGCGCTCTCGTACTCCTCGGTGACCTTCTTGCGCGCCCGGGCATGGGTCTCGGCGCTGATGGCGCCGGCCTTCTCCAGCTCATCGAGCCGCTTCAGCTCGTCGTTGTACCGCTCCAGCGGAGTGCGCATCTCCTTCAGGAGAGCGAGGCCTTCCTCGCGGATGGCCTTGTTGGCCTCGGACCTGCGCTCCTGCTCGGCGGTGAGATCCTTTTCCCGTTGGGCCAGCAGCTTCGTGGCATCGAGCTGCTGGGCCAGGTGCAGCATCGTCTGCTTCTGCTCCTCGGTGACCCGGCCGCCGCCTTCGCGGATGCGCTTGATGTCGAGCAGGACCTGCTCGACCTCGCTGAGTTCCTGGGTCTTCTCGATCTGCTTCTGCAGCGATTCGATGGCCCGCTTGGCGTCGGCCTCGGCGTCCTTCTTGGACTTCGAGCCGGAGCCGCCGCCGCTGCCACCTCCACCGCCTCCACCCTTCTTGCCCGCCTCCAAGCGAGGCGTGGCGGCGGAGATGCGGCCGTCCTGGTAGTCACCGACGAGCCCCATCGCATCGCGATACTGCTGGGACTTCCAATACTCGCGCGCGGCCGTGGCCTCGGTGAGCATCTTCCTCGCGGCTTCCTTCTGCGCCTCGGACGCGCTCACGTTGGCGAGGATGGCGCCGGCTGCGTCGATGTCCCTGGATGCCGCCTTGATGTTGGTGCCGGCCAGGCGCTCGCCCTTCTCTCGCCCGCCGATGCCGAACTCCGAGAACGCGTAGTCGCCCAGGATGCGCCCCTTGGCCGGGCTCGAAAGGAAGTTGACGATGTCGGCACCAGCCTCGATCGCCACCTTGGACGCCTGGGTCATCCAGCCGATCAGGGTCTGGAAGGCACGGCGGGTGTCCTCGGACTCCAGCGTCCGGTTGAGCGACTCCACGCTCTCCTTGAGCACGCGCATGCTGCCGGTGTCACCGGTGAGCAGGTCGTCGATGTTCTTGCGCAGGGCGCTGACCGCACCGCCGAAGGTGTCCCGCGCAGCCTTCGCCGCGCCGCCGTAGCTGGACTCCAGCGCCTCCAGGATGATCCCCTGCGCCTGGGCCGTCTTGCCGGTCTTCTCCAGTTGCTCGACCAGCTTCTTCTGGTCGTCGGTAAAGCGGAAACCCTGCTTGCTCAGCGCCGTGAGGCCCTTGCTCGGCACGTCCAGCGCCTTGCCGATGGTCTCGGCGGACTGGTTGAGGTCCATGCCCATGCGAGCGGCCATGTCGATGACCGCCTGCATGGCCTGGGGCACCTGCTTGCCGACGATGCCGGTGTAGCTGAGCAGCCGGGTCTGCGCCTGGTTGATCTCGCCGGCGCTGAAGGTGCTGCTCTTGGCCATGGCGTCGGCCATATCGTTGAGCTGCTGCTGCGTCCAGCCGGCCGCCTCGCCCGTGGACTTGAGCACAGCGGCGAGCTGGGCCTGCTCCTGCTCTGCGTTGATGGTCTCCTGGATGAACTTCGTGATGGTCGAGCTGATCGACACGCCCGCGAAGGCGCCCGCCATCACGCCCTTGAGCGACAGGAAGCTGCTGGACACGCCATCGACCTGGCGCCGCAGCGAGTTGAATGCCGCCTGCGTCTGGTTCCTCGCACTGAGGACGATGGAGACTTCGTTGGTTGCCATGCTCACCTCACCGCTTGGCCCGGGCCGCGTTGACGCCGGCGGCGAACCGTTGAAGAGCTGCCCCGCTCATCGGCGCACGCCTGGGCTCGGGCGCGTCCTGCCACGGCTCGGGCGCCAGCAGGTCCGATGCCGACCACGGCCGGCGATCGCGCCGCGTGGACGGCCCCTGCAGCGCGATGGCGAGCTGCTGCGCATGCCGCAGCCGAGTGACCGCGGGGTGCAGCTGCTCGTTCGCGTAGATGACCCGCCATTCCTGAAACTCCTGGGCGCTCAGGCGGCGCCCCAGCTCCGCCACCGACCAGCCCAGATCCCGCGCGAGCACGAAGGCGAAGCGGCGCGCAGGCTGGGCCCTCAGTTTTTTTCCACGTCCTCCAGGGGAGGCGACGACAGCCGCTCGGCAACGCCGTAGAGGCGATAGACGACGGCCATGTGCCGGCCGCCGTAGATCTCCCACTCGGCCGCGGTCTTGAGCGGCTGGCCGTCTTCGCCGAGGACCTGGCGCGCCAGCACGCGCACGGTGCGGGCGGTCGTGGCCGCGATGCGCGCCGCGATGGGATCGCCCTCCTTCACGTCCGCCGTCGCCCGGCTGAAGAGCAGCTCGTCGGTCATCAGTTCGGTGAGCGTGGCGCCGCGCACCGTCACCGTGCCGAGCTGCGCCAGGTCCTCGACCTGCTCCGTCGGCAGACCCTCCGGCCGCGCTGCCGTCTCGCGCGCCGCCTCCGTCATACGGCCGTCCCCGCATAGGCGGTGAAGGGCCCGCGGACGTTGATCTTGACGGGCGTCGTGACCGGGTTGCCGGAGGTGCCGCCCGGCGCCATGCTGACGCTCGGGATACCCGCGAACAGGCCCTGCGTACCGTCCGGCCAGGAGAAGCGCACGGCGCGCACCGCCTTGACCTTGCTGGCCTTGGCCAGCTCGACCAGCGCCGGATCGTCGGGCACCCACAGCGAGCCGAAGGCGAACACCAGCGGCGTGGGCTTGCCGGGGATGCTGTAGTCCGGGATCTGGTGGATGGTGCTGATCGGCACGTCGGCGGACTCGCCACCGCTGGGCGTCACCTCCTGCAGGGTGGAGGCCGACGCACCGAAGGTGATCGCCTGCACGCTGCCGCTGACGAACGTGCCCTTGGCGCCGGAGGTGTCGATGCCCTTGAGCTTGAAGCTGTCGGTGTCGGAGTCGTCCACCTCGGCCACGGTCCAGTCGAGGCCGTTGATGCCGCGGCAGCGCACCAGCACCACGGCGCCATCGGAGAGACCGTGCGCCGTGGCGCTGACGACCGCCGGATTGGCTTTGCTGATGCCGGATGCGGGGATGGCCGTGGCGAGGGCGGTCTGCACGTCCACGTCGACGTCGGTCCAGATTTGCGGGTCCATGAGAAGTCCTCTCGGGGTCAGAAGGGTTGGTCCGGCGCACCGCGCCGGGCGTAGTAGGTGACGCGCCAGGTCAGTTCCCGGGCGGCGCGGGGCTTGTCGCCATCGCCGCTCAGGATCAGGCGGCTGCGCTGGAGGTGGCAGCGGCCGGGCTTGGGAGCCGCGAAGGTCCGGGCGGTGAGCGCCACTTCGACCTGGCGCCCCATCTCGCGGGCCTGCGCGGCGTAGCCGCCGGCCTGCGACAGGACGGCGATCACCTGCACCGCCAGCTCGCGCTGCTCCATGCCGCTGACGGTGCTGGGGGCCAGCTGCTCGCCCTCGGGCGCCTCGACCACCAGCAGCGCGGGCAGGTCGCGGTCCTCCAGCGGGTCGAGCCGATCCAGGTACACCCGCGCGCCCGCAGCCGTGCCGGCGGCGATCAACTGCGCCTGCACGGCTTCGAGGATCTGCTGCTGGGCGTGGCTCATGGCGTCACCGGCCCTTCGCGCAGGTACAGGGTGTAGGTGCCGCCGCCGTCCGGCTCCGGATCACGGGCGAGTGCATACGTGTGCACGTCGCCCGTGATCGGGTGAGCGACGGCGACGGACTGCGCTCGCACGAGCTGCGCCGCGGCGGCGGCGGGCACGGCCGACAGGCGCGGCTCGGTGCTGGCGGCCAGGTCCTCCAGATCCGCAGCACCCGGCGCCTCGAAGATCGCCGCGAACGTCAGCGCGCCGGACGTCACCATCCGGTTGGACAGCCGGGCGTTGACGGCGGCGTTCACGCGGTCCTCCAGGGCGGCGAAGGCGGCGGACATGGTGGCCGATCAGGTAACGGTGCCAGGCACGCCCGTGAACTTCACGGCCAGCGAGGTGACGCCGTTGCCGGCGGCCTCGAAGGCGACGGCGGCCGGCCCGGTGACGTCGCCCGTCGCCGGCGTGGCGGCGTTGTCGTCGAAGGCGGCGGCGGACGCGTCCCAGGTCAGGGACTCACCGGCAGCGATGACGGCACCCGAGACCTTGGGCACGGTGAAGACGCCGTCGATGACGGCCAGGCCCTGGGCGCCGCTTGCCACGGCGGCGGTGGCCACGCCGAGCAGCTGGCCGATGCGAACGACCTGGCCCGATACGACCTCGGCGCCAGCGGTGAACGGGATGACCCGGCCCGATTGAACGGTGTTGTTCATGAGGATGTGCTCCTGATGGGGATGAAAGGGCAGCGCCGATCAGGCGCCGGCGGCCTTGTAGAGGCCGCGGAAGTCCACGGCCTTGGCCGCGAAGTCCAGGCGGCACTTGTAGGAAACGCCGTCGACCTCGAAGCCCATCTCGGACTCGATGACGGGGCCCTCGGCGCCTTCCAGGTACGTGTACTCGACGGTGTCGACCTGGGAGTTGGCGGCGGCCAGGTACCAGGCGGTGCTGCTGCTGGCGTCCAGCAGCGGCTCGATCACGGGCTCCAGCGCGGTGCGGCCGCCAGCGCGGAACTCGTTGATCTCGGCCTTGGTGGCCGGCACGTAGTTCGCGCTGGTGAGCTGGTAGGCGGTCTGCTCCAGCGCGGCCGGCGCGATGAGGTACGAGGGCGCGATGTTCAGTTCTTCGGACTGCAGGCCCTTCTGCAGGCGCATGGCCTTGCGGCCGGCCGACAGCCCCTCGAACGCCAGGGCCGAGCCTGCACCCGTGCCCAGGTTGGCGTGCGTGGCGTGGAAGAGCGCGACACCATCCGACAGTGCAGCGTTCGCGGTGAGCTGCGAGTACACCAGCCGGTTCTCCAGGCGCCGCGACGCCGCACCGAACGCGCCGACCAGCCGGTCGAAGCCGCGCAGGTCATCGTTGATGATGGCCTGGCGCGTGAGAGCGACGATGCGGCCGTAGGTGAGGACCGCATAGGTCTCCGCGCCGTCCTTCATCGTGCCGTACTTGAACTCGCCGTGCTCGTTGGTCTGCAGCAGCTCGGGCGCGCCGGACAGCTGCACCACGCTGATGTTCTTGAAGTCGGGGGCATTGGGCGCGCGGCGGGCCCAGATGGCGTAGGTGCCGGGGTTCTCGTCGTACGCGGCGCGCAGACGCTTGTTGGCGACGTTGGCGAACAGCGACGGGAAGTCGCTGGTGGTGTGGTAGCCCGGCGCGCGGAAGGTCAGCATGCGCGTGGCGAGCTGCAGACGATCCAGGCCGCGGGTGGAAACGCCGTTGGCTTCCAGGAATTCGCGGCCCATCTCCAGCAGCGACATGCCGCGGTACTGGCGGCCGTTGTCGTCGAGCTGCATGCGCGGCGTGACGCGGTGGAGGATGGCCTGCTCCAGGCCGGCCATGCGCACCTGCGTCTCGTCGGTGACGGTCTGGATGCGCACGTTGCGGTGGCCACCCGACGCGGCGTCACGGTGGGCCAGCTCGTCGAGCACAGCCGCACGCGCCTGGTCGACCGACTGGCCGCCGCGGATCAGGCCCGCCGCCAGGTGGGCGGCGCCATGCCGGACGCACAGCTCGGTGATGTCACTCGCCCGCTGGGCTGCCTGGGCGGCGGCCTGGGCAGCAGCGTCGGCGGGCACGGGCGCGGGTGCAGCAGCGGCGGGCGCAGCGGCCGCAGCGCGCTGCTCTTCGGTTTGCTCGGCGTTGCCGCCGGCGGCGTTGGCTTGGGGCATGAGAGAAAGCTCCGTGGTTGAAGTTGCGGCGGAAGCGCCCACCGTGGGCGATGCGGGTTGCACGCGGCGTTCGATGAACTCGCAGGGGAAGGTGCGGACGGCGCGCGCCTGGTCGGGCGGTTGATGGGTGGCGCCCTCCCCGCGCACCTGGCAATCCATGTCGGCGGGGATGGGCACGAGGGAGACCTCGTAGGGCTCCCAGTCGATGACGCGATAGGTCCAGACGCCGTCTTCTTCGGCGGGCGCCACCATCTCGACGCGGTGGCGCACATAGCCGACCGACACGTTGCGGATGATTCCGTCGGCGACGTCCTGCACGTAGCCGGCGATCGACTCACGGCGCGAGAACGTCACATCGCACAGGCCCTGTCCGGCCTCGATCGTCGGTCGCTCGACCACGCCGAGCTGGGCTTCGAGATCCCAGGAGTTGTGGGTGTTGAGCAAGGGCGCGCCGCGGGTGAGACGCTCCATGCGGATCGCGCCCTCCTCGACGACCAGCTGCTCCAGGTACGGACGGTCGCGAAACCAGTCGTACCGGCGCACGGCAGCGCCGGCGGAGAAGACGAGGCGCGCCGTCGCGAGCGGGGCGTCCGCGCCGGCGTCAGCATCGCCGGCGCGCTGGAAGTCGCGAAGCTCCATCGTCCGGCCTGCCAACGGCAGGTCTTCGCGGCGCGTATCGAGGTCAGCTACTTGAGGCATGGCCGCGACTGTGCGCGGCGAGCTGTCTCATTTCCCGGAAAACTGAGACGATTTATTCGGCGGGCCTCGGCACCTCCATCGCCTTGCCCTTCTGCAGCATCAGCATCACGTCCAGAAGGCCGAGTTCCCGCAGCCGCTTGATGTCGGCGGCCAGCTCGGTGAACACGGCCTCGGGCTTGTAGCCACGGCGCCGCAGCTTCTCGCTGATGCTGGACAGGCCGCCCGCGATCTCATTGAGATCGGCCTTCACGTCCTGGTCGGGGTTGACGTAGTCCCACTTCGGCGTGGCGTGATCGATCTCGTAGTTGGGCCGGCGCACCACGCCCGCGAGCGCCGCCGCGTCGGCGAAAGCCCTGCAGATCGGCATGCACAGCTTCGGCACCAGCAAGGTCCACTGCGTCATTTCCGCCTCGCGCCGGAAATCCAGCATGCGCACGCGGGCGCTGCTGAAGTTCACCTCCGTGACATCCCCCGTCATCATTTCATAGGTGACGCCGAACCCTGCCGCGATGAGGTGCAGCTGCTGCTTCACGTACTCCACGTACCCCGGCGCCGCCTTCGGCTCGATGACCGTGGTGGTCATTCCCATGGGAATCTGGATGATGGCTCCGCCGGCCAGGCTGCCCAGCTCGCCTGTGCGCTGCGGATC